TAATACGTAAAATGTAAAAATGCAGATACTTTAATTATTGCTTCTTAGGTCAAGAATCTGGGCCGTCACGACGCCGATGAGCAGCCATTCATCTGTCAGCGTTCTCATCGGATAGTTAGGGTTTTGAGCTGATAGGAAATTGTCAATTCCGTCAGTGACTAAGCGCCTAAACAGTGCTTTCTTATGCGCAGGGGAGTATGCCAAAACGTAGTCTGTGGGCTGAGGCATCTTAGTAGGTCGATCACTATTACCCCGCCCATGCTGAAGCTCAATCCGTCGCTTGAGTTCATCGATGTGTCAACCACATCAAGAGCGAACGCCTCTTCTGGCATATTGGTAGGCGGGCAGACCCAGCGCTCTACCCTAGATGTGTTCGCTCTATATCCCCACTTATCGTTTCATGATCGTTCCACGAAACCACGGGGAGTAAGCGTCTGTTTTCAGAGGGGTGTGAGTCTTCCTCTTGCCCTGAAGCCAGCTTGATTATGTGGTCAAGACTAACCCCCAATGCCTTGGCTATCTCTGCGGCGATATAGACGCTGGGCGCCATCTCGTCGCGCTCGACGCGTGAGAGGTAGCCGGACTGAAGCCGATCGCCAGTCGCGTCACATAGCTGTTGCAGGGTTTTCCCCTGGGCGCGTCGCAAGCGCCTGATCACGTGTCCGATTTTCATCCTTGAATTTTCCGCTTTGAATGTACGTAAAAGGAAGGCCGGATTTGCATTAGCTATTGCGCCACAATGTACGAATAAGCAGAATGTGGGGATGCCCACACAGATGGCTGAAAACGATAACGAAAAAGGATGGTTGTCATGTCATCAAAGCCCCGCACTGAGTGCGACGTCATCATCAAAGCGACCCTGGATTGGTTTGCGAATAGCCGTGAATCCATCGAGTCGTTCTCGACCATCCACCTGATCCCGCGCTGGAGCGCAAGGCATGGTGGAAGTGGATCGGGACGAGGTCGAGCGCAGCACCGATGCGTATATGCGCTGGCGTCGCAGCGTCTCGATGAAAGTCGGCCGGATCATTCGCGGCGATCAGCGTTTCCCCTCGCTTGGAAGTGGCCATGGGTCAATCTGCTGCCGAAGGAGTACCAGGTCGAAGTGCGCCGGGAGTTGATGGCCATGGCCGGTTCGCTGTACGTGCCGGTGCCCCGCTTCTCAGCCGTTGACGATCTCGCCCGCGCGGCTTCCCAGCTTCACCGCATCAGCCAGGAGTTCGGCGAGTTCCTGCAGCACTCCCAGCCAGCCCACAACGGCGGTTATGACCGCAACGATTGCCCTGCACAGGCAGATCGCATGATGAAAGAGGCCGTCGACCTGGTGGAAGCGGTATTGAGCGAAGTGGCAGCGGTCAGCCGGGGTACCGGGCGGCCTCTGCCGCGTATGCGGATGCTCGCTTTTGAGATTGGGGGTTAAAAGTGGATCAGAAGATTCGACAGCGGTTGACGATTGCTGCGGCCGGAGATGTCGCCACCCTGCGTAAAGCGTGCGATGCCTTCGAGGCGCTAACTGGTGAAAAGACCTTTGTTGCTGAGCCAGCGCTGCTCTACCTGTTTGAGTTGCTGGTCGTTGCGCAGCAGTTTCATCAGTCAATGGCTATTACCGGCGATCCTGCGCGTATGCACGAGCTGCTGCAGGACTTTATCTCGCACACAAAAGCGAAGGGAGCGTAGCCGTGCCGCAGATGACGTTTGACCTCGATGATGGCCAGGAGCCGGTCAGCTTTGTGCTTTCTAAGGCGGATGGCGATCGCTTCATCGCTTTCATGGCTGACTGCACTGACGCGATCAAGCGCCGGGATGAATTGATCGAGGATTGCGACCGGCTTCGCCGGAATCGTGACATGTATAAAGATCAGTCCGCGCAGCAGGCCGAAGAACTCCACGCTCTGCGGATCGATAACCGCGATCTTCACCGCGAAGTCGCAGCATGGCGGGGTGCATGACGATGGCCATGATCAAAGAAGCCATGATCGGCAGCCTGTGGCTCGTCGCTTTGTTAGCCAGCACGGGGGAATGGTTGCTGTGAGTGATGTAGCCGATATCGCAGGGGAAGAACAAGCGCGCCTGGAAGAGGAGCGCGCGGCACGTTGGGCACGTGAGCAAGCCGCGCGCGAGAGCCAGCCGGGGTCTGAGTATTGCGTCGAGTGTGGCTTCGATATCGACCGGAGACGCCGTGAGGCGATGCCGTGGGTCACGCGCTGCGTGCCTTGCCAGGAGTTCGTTGACCAGCGCGGTCAACGCTATCGATGAGGGGGTGGTCGTGCTGGATGCTCAAGGATTGGCGTACATGCGCCGCACTGTGGTTTATGCGCACGCTGCGCCGACGCCCCGCCGCATTAGCGAGTCGGACGCTCCTGCACGTTATACCGATGAGACGTACCGGGATCGGTTGCCACCGGCTGGCCATCGGCGGTGGTGCGCTGAGATGAAGCGCCAGTCGACCCGCCTGCTTGCCAGTGGTACCCGGCCTAAGCCGAAAAGCAGCATGCCGCTATCACCGTGGGCGTTTGACGATGCCCGGATCGTGGCGGCGATCCGCACGCTCGAGCCTGAATACCAGCACTGGTTGCGCTACGCCTATGCGGATAGCCGGGAGTGGTGTGACGAGCAAGGGGTCACCGTGGCCCTGTGGGCGCGTTTCGAGCCGGTGATGGGCAAGGTGCAGGCCAAGACACGTAAAGCCTGCCAGGGGCTGGCACACCTCGCGGCGCAGTGCCACAAGGCGCGTAAGAACAGCGGTCAGCCTGCCCATACGCCGGAGCGCCTTCAGGAAGTGCTGGGCGTGACGCGGGCGAATTGGGACAAGCATTGGTGCGGACGTTGGCAGGCGATGCACCGCCTGCTGAATGATATTGACCGGGAAGCGCTGGAAGCGCTGTGGAAGGTGACTGAGTGAAGGTCTATGGCTGGGATGACACAGGCATCGAGCGCGGCGATATGGTGGCTGCCAGTGTTGATGCTAAAGAGCTGGAGTTTAACAGCGAGGAAATGGCCGCGCGGCTTGGCTGGGATGCGATTTTTACTCAGTTTTCAGCAGCGCGTAAGGAAATGGTTAGGCAGATGGAAAAGTTTCGTGTGGATCCTGAGAGTATAAGCCTGGTTAAGAGTTTGAAAGCCAGGGATGTGCCGGAGGTCTGATGACACTACCCAACTGCAACCACTGCCAGCATCCTCCGGAGCGCCGTGAGAAAGACGGCGCGCTGCTGCTGATCTGCCCGGTGTGTAACAACCGTGGCGAGGCCAGCAAGTGCCATGATTGGGCGGTGGCATCTTGGCGTGAAGTTAATCGCACCGACCTGCCCTACTGCTGTGAGGCTAAGCCGGTGCGCTTTAAGCAGCGTGAGCAGCAGTGGTGGGCAGGCTGCACCGGATGCGATAAGCGCACCGGTGGCTTTATGTCGTTGCCCGGCGCGGTGGCAGGCTGGGCGCGCGCTCTGCGGTAATGTACAAGCGTACTTATGTACATTTGCACAAAGTAACGTTAGTTCGTTTGCACATATTGACAAAAGTCCGTATCCGAGTAGTCTTTATGTCAAATTGCCCTTATTGCGAAAGCCCGCCCTAACCCGGCGGGCTTTTTCGTTCCCGGTGACAACCTTTGCCCGCCTTCGTGCGGGCTTTTTTGTTTCTGGCTTCCGCTAAAACTCGCTTATGGATACGACTATGAACTCCGACTTAATGAGCCAGGAGCTTTTCGCGCGCCTGGTGCGCATTGAGGAGAAGCTCGATCGCGTGGTGCGACTCGAAGAGCGGCAGGACAGAAACGAAAGAGACATCGCCCACGTTGAGGATCGCTTAGACACGGTCGAGGGTGCGATGGCCACGCTGAAAACCGAGGTCGAAAAACTGAGCTCAACGTCCGGGCATCGATGGGGCACGTTCTCGAAAGTGTTTTTCGGCGTTCTGGCGTTCTTCGGACTGGTGGCCGGGCCAGTGCTGGTAGAGATCATTCTTAGCAAAGTGGGTATCCAGTCATGAGCATCGACACACTCAAGCGCCAGTTGATCGCGGAAGTGATCGACCGCGAGGGCGGCTACGTCAACCATCCAGCGGATCGAGGCGGGCCTACGAATTGGGGAATCACGATCGCAGTGGCTCGCCGCCACGGTTACACCGGCGACATGCGCGCCCTCTCTCGCCAGCAAGCGGCGGCGATCTACGCCGCTGACTACTGGCATTCGTTGCAGCTCGATGAGATCGCCGCGTTCAGCACCGACCTTGCGTTGGTGCTGTTCGATTTTGGGGTGAACAGCGGGCCGGGCCGCGCGGCTGAATACCTGCAGCGTCAGTTGAACGTGCTGAATAATCGTGGCCGTTTTTACGCGGATATTGCGGTGGATGGTTCGGTCGGTGGCGAGACGCTGAAAGCATTGGTCGGGTTTGTTGCTGCTCGCGGTAACGGTGGCCTTGAGGTGTTGGCTCACACGATCAATGCCGAGCGCATCGTGTTTTGCCGTGGATTGGCAGAGCGCAGCGAAAGCCAGGAGGCGTTTACGTATGGCTGGTTCAGACGTGTGGTCGAGCTGCTCTCTAACGTGTTGCAACAACAGCCGGTGCCTAGCCATTGGCTCAATGAAATCGCGGCAGTGCCGCGCGGGGGTGTTTTGTGAGTGTTATCGCTATCGCGTCAGGGCTAGCAAGTGCGGTGGGATTAGGAAAAAAGATTGGCGAGCTGCTCGACGCAAAAACGGCGCTGAGGTAGCCGACCGCGTGGTCGACATGGCGAAGCTGATCACCGGCGCGCCTAGCGGCGAGCATGCGCTCGAAACGTTGAACGCTGATCCAGAGGCACGTCTGCGCTTTGAAGAGGCACTGGTTGATAGCGAGGTGAAGCTGCAGCGCATCGCTCACCTGGATCGTGTCGATGCTCGTGCCATGCAGGTGGCCACGCTTCAGGCTAATCGCGGCTGGCTGGCTAGCAACTTCCTCTACTTGATGACGACGATCCTGCTGCTGTTTGCCTTTGGCTTTGCCGCCGCCGTTACGTTCATCCCGCTGTCGACCACTGGTGAGCGCTACGCTGACTTGATCATGACCGGCTTAGTCGCTGGCTTGGTCGGTGGTGTTGTCCGCTTCTTCTATGGTGGTGGCAAGCCTCAGCAACCGGCTGAGCTAGGTGGGAAAAACCTGCGGGATTTGGGCGATTATAGCAAATGAGAACGCCTATCATCTTTTAGGTACTCCCTCGCCACACGCCCTTCACGGGTGAGAAACTCGCGGGATTCGCGCGTTTTTTGGTGAATTTTTCGAGTCCTTACTTCCGTTTTAGAAGGGACTAGCCGGGGTGGCGTCAACGCCCCGGCAGCCCATCAACCATGCACATTTGAACAAGAGTACAAATGTACAAATGCCCTTTCGTGAGAAAGGACGTTTCTACATTTGCACGTCATCACGGCCGCGCGCCTTAGTCCTTTCTGCCGGAGCTGCTCATGGGCGAGATCGTCAGCAAAAAGATGTTCGCCAAAATGGTTGGCAAGTCAGAGCGCTGGATAGGCAAGTGGGTCGATGAAGGAATGCCCACGGCAGGCGGCGGTGGTAAAGGCCGCGTGCTGGAGATCGACACCGAAGACGCGATCGACTGGCTGATACGCCGTGAGGTGCGCCGCCAGTACGGTGACGATGACGACGAAACAGAAGACGGCGTCGGCTCTGCGAGTGCCGAGGATCGGCTGCTGAAAAAAGCGCGGCGGGAAAAGCTGCAGATTGATATCGATTTGGCGCGCCGCCGACTAGTGCCGCTGGACGCGGTCGGGAGGATCCTGCAGGGGGTGGGCGCTGTGTTCGCTACCCAGCTCGACTCCCTATCGAGTCGGCTTGCATCAGATTTGGCGGTGATTGATGACCCAGCAAAAGTGCGAGAGCGGATCCACGCCGAGACCCGCCGCATCCGTGGGTCTACTGCCGAACGACTTAACGATGCAGCATCGGCAATCGTTGCTGAGCTTGACGCGCTTGATTCGATTGACGGCGACGATGGTGGAGGCACCGCCGCCGAGGACGAGTGACGAGTGGGCACGCGACAAGCGCATCATGCCACCGGCCGCGCCGGTGCCTGGGCCGTTTAACCCTGACAGCAACCCGTACATGAAGCCGGTGGCGTGGGCATTCGCCCAGCCGCAGTTTCGCCGCGTGACGTTCGTCATGGGCACGCAGATGGGCAAGTCAGTGACTATGGAGAACGTGGTCGGGCATCGCATCGATGAAGATCCGACCCCGGTGCTGTACGTCACGCCGACAAAGCCGCTGATCACTAGCACGGTCGAGCCGAAGTTCATGGACATGTTCCGCGAGTGCGCAGCGCTCTGGCGGAAGTACGACAAACGCCGGTCATCGATATACACCAAGTGGATCGGTGGCACTAAATTTCGTTTCGCCTGGGCAGGCTCGCCGACTGAGCTCGCCGCCGACTCGGCCGGTTTGATCTTGGTCGACGAGGTGGACCGGATCGTCAATACCGGCGAAGGCGACACTACCGAGATCATCGAAGCGCGTGGCGATGCGTATGTCGACTCAAAAGTTGGCTATACCGCAACGCCGTTGCGTGGCCGGGTAACGAAGCGCAAGCATCCAGTTACTGGCTTAGAGCATTGGCAAGTCGGCAAAAGGGGCGCGGTCACATCGAAAGTGTGGCGGCTCTGGCAGTCGGGCACGCGCCACGAGTGGGCGATCCCATGCCCCAACTGCCTCGACTACTTCATCCCGCACATGGATCTGCTGTGGTGGCCTGGCCAGGGAAGCAAAGAGGAGTGCACGCCGGACGTCGCAGAGCGCGAGGCGCGCTTGATTTGCTACTGCTGCGGCGAGGGGATCGAGGACAAGTACCGGCCCTGGATGAATGCGCGCGGCGTTGCCGTTGCCCCTGGTCAATCAGTCACTAAAGCGCGCCGCCAGGGCGACCAAGTGTTCTCTGGCGAGGTGACCGGCACGGCAGAGACCGAAGGGTCGAGCCACTACTCGCTATGGGTATCCGGCCTGGTCAGCTTCGCGGCTAAAAAGTCCTACGGCTTTCTTGCTAAGAAGCTGCTGGAAGCGCAGCGATCGGGCGACCCCGCCACGCTCCAGGGCGTGACTAACACCGGCTTTGGTCAGTTATTCGCCGAAGTCGGCGACGTGCCCACTTGGGAGGAGATTCGCTCTATGCGTTGGGCCTACGCCAGCGGCGAGCTCATTCTCCCTGAGCCGCGCCAGATCTTCATGACCATCGACGTGCAGAAAACGCGCCTCGAATACGTGGTTCGCGCTTGGTTTACCGGCATGGGGTCGCAGCTCCTCGAGGAGGGCGAGCTATGGGGCAACACCGACGAGGATGCGGTATGGGAAGATCTCGCCGAGCAGATGGATCAGGAGTACGGCGGTCATCCGATCAATGAAACCGGCATCGACATTGGCTACCGCGACGACCAGGTCTACAAGTTCATCAACGCGCACAAGGCCGAGCGATCGCGCTGCGTGGCCGTGACCGCCTCGATAAGCCGTTCAAGAAAGAGCTGGTCGAGGTCAACAAGCAAGGCAAGGTGCGCAAGCGCGGCGATGCCCGCTGGGCGTTCGATTCGCCGCTGGCCAAACGGTGGGTGCATAGCCGCATCAGCCGCGCGCAAAGCGGTGAAGCTGATCGTTACCCCGGCTGGTGGTTGCTCCCCACGGACGTTACCGACGACTACTGCAAACAGATCGTCGGTGAAGAGTGGAGCGAGGAAACCGGCACGTATAAGAAGGTTGGCGAGAACCACAAGCTCGACTGCGAAGCGATGCAATACATCATGGCGCTACGCGCGAAACTGCACAGACGCAAGCGAGGCGCACTCACGTTGGGCGATCTGAAACGCTTAGCGAAAGGCGACAGCGGTGAGCCAGTCGATGATACCGACACACCAGCCGAGCCAGCCGCAGAGGCGGTCTCTACCCCTGACGAAAGCACGCCACCAGCACCGCCCAAAAAGCGCGGTCGCTTCAAAGTGATTAAGAAACGGCGGTAACTCATGGAACCGAAAAAACTACACGCGGGCGATTCCGTCGCCTGGGGCCGTGCTGTGCCTGAGTATCCGGCCAGCGACGGCTGGGCGCTGCGTTATGTGCTGCATGGCCCGCAGGTGATCGAGATCGAGGCGTTCGACGACCACGGCGTTTATCGCGTTGAGATCGAGGCATCAAGCACTGAGCAGTGGTCGCCTGGGCAGTATCGCTGGGCCGCGTTCGTGGTGGGGCCAAACGATCAGCGCTACACGATCGACACCGGCAACATCGTCATCGCGCCCAACTGGTTGCTAGCCGAGCCGGGCGACGTTCGCAGCCATGCCCAGCGCATGCTGGATCTGATCGAAGCAGCGCTGGAGAAGCGCATACCGAAAGATCAGCAAAGCTACGAGATCGATGGCCAGCGCCTTGACCGTATCCCCATTGAGAGGCTCCAGGAGCTACGGCGCGCGTACCGCCGCGAGCTCAATCGCGAGCGCAGCGGTTCCCCGTTTGGTCGCTTAATTCAAGCAAGGATGTAACCCATGGGCCTACTCAAGCGAGCAGCTCGCGCGTGGAAGCTCGCTGGGCAGGCCGATTCGCCGCCTGCACAGCCAGCTCGAAAAGAGCCCACGCTCACGCGCAGCTTCAAAATGGCGCGGCAGACTCGGCTCAATAATTCCTGGACCGGGCGCAGTAACGCGGGCGACGCCGACCACGTCATTTACAAAGACCATGAAACGCTTCGCCAGCGTGCCCGCGAGCAGTCGATCAACTCCGGCTATGCCAAGCGGTTTTATCGCCTGCTGCGCCAGAACGTGATCGGGCCGCATGGCATCACGATGCGTTCAAAGGCACTGAAAGCGGACGGCTACGCCGACGACGAGATGCGCCGGGTGATCGAGCAGGAGTTCAAAAAGTGGTCGAAGCGCGGTAACTGCGATGTCACTGGGCGCTATAGCTTCGTGACCTTCATGTGGCTATGGATCGACACGCTCGCCCGCGACGGTGAGGTCATGGTGCGCATCCTGCGTAACTGGCCCAACCGTTGGGGATTTGCGCTGCAGATCATCGAATCGGATTTGCTCGATACCACGCTGAATACCTGGCTGAGCAACGGCAACCGGGTGCGCATGGGTGTCGAGATCGACGAGTGGGAAAAGCCGATCGCCTACTGGCTCAAGCGTTCACACCCCGGCGACAACTTCGAGCGCCCCGCAGAGCAAGAGTATCAGCGGATCCCCGCCGACGAGCTGCGTCTGACGTTCGACCCTTGGCGTCCACACCAGTCGCGCGGGTTCACCTGGACGCATGCCGGTGCCAACGACCTGCACCACGTCGAAGAGTACGCCGGTGCCGAGCTGATCGCGGCCGAGCAGGGCGCGAAGATGACCGGCTTCTATGAGCAGGATGCCGAGTGGGTCGACCGCCGGGCGATGAAGACAGCGACGACGCCGATCAGGGCGTGATCATTGAAGAGATCGAGGCGGGCAGTGCCCGCCTTTTGCCCTATGGCGTGACGTTCAAGCCCTACGACAACAAGCACCCCTCGACCAACTTCGCGCCGTTCACCAAAGCGGCGGTGCGCCGTATTGCCGGAGCCTTCGGGCCTTCCTACAACCGCCTTGCCCATGACCTCGAAGGCGTCAGCTTTTCGAGCCTGCGCAGCGGCGAGATTGATGAGCGCGACTTTTATAAGTGCATCCAGCAGTTCGCGATCAGTGAGCTGTTGGAGTGGGTCGGCGAAGTGTGGATGGAGTGCTCGATGCTCAAGGGCGTGCTGAAAATCCCGCCGCGTGCCTGGGATCGTCTCGCGCCGATTGAGTGGCTGCCGCGCGGTTGGGATTGGGTCGATCCGAAGAAAGACAGCGACGCCGCGAAGACCGGTATCGAGACGCTGACCGACTCAGTCTCGGACATCATGCGCCGCAAAGGTCGCGACCCGGATGACGTTTACAACCAGATCAGCGAGGACATTCGCCGGTTCGAGCGTCTCGGTCTGCCCAACCCTTATGCCAAAGCCCTCCAGGCTAACGGAGTAACCCATGTCGAACCCGACGAAGAAGACGACGACGAGCCAAACGCCACCGGCACCGATTGACCCCTCAACGCTGCCGGTGCTGCGCCAGATCGAAGGCCAGCCGGTCGTGCGGTCGCTGAGCGTCGAGCGCGAAACGATCGACGAGGAAAACCGCACGGTCGAGATGTCGGCCACCAGCGAGTACCCGGTACAGCGCTGGTTCGGCATGGAGGTGCTGGATCACAGCCAGGGCGCGATTGACTGGTCGCGGATGCGTTCCGGCGCACCGCTGCTGGCCCAGCACGACCGCTGGTCGACGAAAGGGCAGATCGGTGTCGTCGAGGAAGCCTGGCTGGACGATGACCGCCGCATGCGCGTGCGTGTGCGGTTCTCCAAAGGCAAAGAGGCCGAAGAGATTTGGCGCGATGTAGTGGATGGCATCCGGCGCAACGTGTCGTGCGGATACCTACCGCAAGAAATGGTGCTCGAAAAACGCGAAGGCGATTTGGAGCACTTCCGAGTAACCCGCTGGCAGCCGTTTGAAATTTCCATCGTTTCGGTTGCCGCCGACCCCACGGTCGGCATCGGTCGTTCAACCGACCAGACCACCAGCACTATCACCATTCGAGGATCGGAAATGCCGAAGCCGAACGAAAGCACCACTACAACCACGACAACCCAGCCCAGCGGCAACGATGGCGGCGAGCATCAAGAGCCGACCACGCGCACATTTGCTGAGCCGAGAGACGAAGCGTTGGCAAAAGAGCGTCAGCGTAGCGCGGACATCCTCGCCTTGGGCGAGCGCTTCCAGCAGCGTGATCTGGCAATGCAGGCAGTCACCCAGGGCCATTCAGTCAATAGCTTTCGCGCCCAGCTCTTGGAGCGCCAAGCGCCGCAGCCTATCGACACGAATCCTGGCGATAACCAGCGCGACCTACCGCAGTTCAACCACCAGAAGGGTGGCCAGAACGTAGAAAAGCTGGGCATTACCGAACGCGATATGAGCCGGTACAGCCTGTTGCGTGCCATCAATGCCATGGCGACCGGCGACTATAAAGACGCGGGCTTCGAGCGTGAGGTATCAAACGCCATCGCGGACGCGTCCGGCACCGAGGCGCGCGGCCTCTTTATGCCGCACGAAGCGCTGTTTGGCGGCATGTTACGCCAGCAGGAGAAGAAAACCCCCAGCAAGGGCGGCATCTTGGTCGATACCGATATGCGCACCGATATGTACACCGAGATCCTGAAAAATCGCACGGTGCTGGGTGCTTTGGGTGCAACGGTATTGAGCGGTCTGCAGGGCGATGTAGACATTCCCAAGCAACTCAGCGAAGGGAATTTCTACTGGCTGGATGAGGACGGCGAAGCGCCTCAAAGCGATATCGATTTCGGCACCATTGGTCTGTCGCCGAAGACCATCTCCGGCGCGATCGCGATCACTCGCCGCCTGCGCAAACAGGCCAGCATGTCGATCGAGAACCTCGTGCGCAATGAGCTGCTTAGCGGTGTCGCGGTAACGACCGATAAGGGCTATCTGTACGGCACCGGTGAAAACAACCAGCCGCTAGGTCTGATGTATCAAACGGGCATTCCGGGTCTCACTTATGACGACAAGTTTGGCTGGGATCATGCTGTTGATATGGAAACCCAAGTTGGCCAGGCCAATGTCAGCGCTAACGGTATGGGCTATCTGACCAGCGTTGGCCAGCGCGGTGCAGGCAAGAAAACCTTTGTGGCAGCGGGTACCGGCGAGCGGCTCTGGCATAACAACGAGGTCAACGGATATCGCGCCATGGCATCGAACCAGGTGAACGCAGACACCTGGGTTTTCGGCGATTGGGCGCAAGTGTTAATTGCGCTATGGGGCGTGGTGGATCTCAAGGTCGACCAGGCCACGAAGGCGGCAAGCGACGGCTTGATCCTGCGAGTTTTCCAGGATGTGGACGTTAACGCCCGCCGCAAAGAGGCGTTCAGCATTGCCCGCAAAGCGGTAGCGGCGCCCTAATCATTAACTAGCGGGCAGGTTTGGGGGCGAAAGCCCCTTTTTTACGCAACAAGGAAACGATATGGCGACTGCAAAACCCTCCTCTCGTGTTGCCGTTGTGTCTCTGGGTGGGCACTGGCAATACGGTGAGTTTGTGAAGAAAGACGCGCTGACGCACATGGCCAAGCGCGAAGCGAAGGAAGCGATCGCTGCCAAGGTGGTGCGCGAAGCCACCGAGGAAGAGATCAAAAAAGCGGCAGGCACAGCAGCAAAAGGTAAAGCGGCCGCTGCAGGCGACGAGTAATGATCGGCGATGACGATTGGGAATCGTTTTTCGATCCGGGCGAGTTCGGTTGCGAGCTGCAAATGGTGCTGGGCGGTGACGTGCGGGAAGTGCCGGGCATGCTGGGCGCGCCGCGCTCGCCTGATCAGCTACGCACCGGCAATCGTAACCAGGGCGGCGTGCGGGCGAAGCCGGGCGAGACGATTTGCCAAGTGCCGCGCAGTGAGCTGCCAGAGGATTGGCCGCAACGCCAGGTGCATCTCGACGGCAAGATTTACACCGCCGTCGAGGTGCTGCCGGTGGGCCGGATCCGGGTGGCGTTGGTGTTAGTGCCGTATAGCGAACGGGAGAAGCAGCATGCTGGGTGGCTTCGAGGTTAGCTTGCGTCTCAATGACGCGCAGAACCGCATGCCGGAGCTGATCAACGCGACCAAAAAGCAGCTTGATACGGCCGTTAACCGCGCTGCGGGGCGCTGGTCAATGGCTGCGTACTCATTCAGTACGTGAGCTGGGCCGCGAGCTGGGTATCGTTCAGAGGCCGCTGCGGCAGCGCTTCCGCATGTATTCCCGCATTGCCGATGGCGAGGTGAAGGTCTGGGTGGGCCTGACGCCGTTGAGCGTGCACTACCTGGGCGATCCCAGGCAAACGGTGACCGGCGTTCGCGTGGGTCGCAAAAATTACGACGGTGCATTCGTTAACCCGATGCGCAGTCGGCAAGTGATGGTGTGGCGTCGAAAGGGCCGCGAGCGCTTGCCCATTGAACGCGTAACCGAAGAGATTGCCGAGCTGGGCGAGGCTGTGGTGCGCCGCTGGGAGCGCCGCGTGGAGGCGCGATTTATCGAACTGTTTGAGCAAGAGGCGCGTTATGTCCTATCGAGCACTTGAGCAGCCCAGCGACCTTTTCGACGCGATACGCGACACGCTGCTCGACCGGGTCCAGGCGATCCGGGTCGGCAATTATGACGAGTTCGGCAGTGCAGTTGTCGGCGGCGACGGTATCAACGGCGAGGTGCTGATCGAGTTTGAGCGCGCCACGCCAACCGACCGATGGCCGGATGGCCGTTACGGCTACGACTACGCGATTACCCTCCACTGCGTGGTGGTAGGCACAGCCACCGCGCGGCGCTGGAGGCCGTGAACCTTTCGGCAGCGGTGCAGCGGGTAGCTACGGATGCGCTGTGGGGGCTGCCGTTCGATCAGATCAAACGCCCGGAGCAGCTACGCGCCGAGCCGAGCTTTTTCAAAGACGGCTCAGACGGCTATGACGCGTGGGGCGTGAGCTTTAGCCAGCGTATTGGCTTGGGGCCGTCGCTCGCTGAAGAAGATCCAATTGTTAGCGGCACGCCTGGCATTGCCTGGCTTTCCCGCAATCCTGAGCTCGACCCCAACGATGAGGCGAGTTACCAACCGTTATAGGGTGCTTATGAGAGACGTGATCGACTTGATTGTCCGTGAAGCTCTCGCGCCCTACATCGACCGCATTGCCCAGCTAGAAAACGAGGTCAACGACCTGCACCGGCGCGCCCGCAATCAGGGCAGGCGGGGCGTGGTGGTGGCTGTCGACTACGGCAAGGGGCTGTGCAAAGTGAAGCACGGCGGCAACACCACGCCGTGGATCCGCTGGGCGAGCGCCTCGGCGGGTGAAGTCAGCGAGTGGCGACCTCCGTCAGTCGGCGAGGGCTGCGAGCTGATCAACCACGGCGGCGGTAACGATAGCGGCCAGAGCATCGCGGTGCCGGGCATCCCCACGGCGGCGTACCCGCCTGCAGGTAGCAGCGGCACTCAGCACCGGCTGACCTACAAAGACGGCACTAGCTGGCAGTACGACTTCGCTGCACATCGGTACGAATGGACGAACGGACAAACGTCCATCGTTCACGACCGCGAGGCCATCGTGTTCATGCGCGGCGGTAACGGGATCCGCATCGATGAGAGCGGCGTTCACGTGATTGGCAGTGGTCTGGATCACAACGGTAAGAACGTGGGCGAAGACCACAAACATGACGGCATCCAGCCAGGGCCAGCGCAGACAGGTGAACCCGTATGATCGGCATGGACAGAGAAACCGGCCGCACGATAGAAGCGTGGCCACAACTGGTATCGCGTATCACCCAAGTGATGACGACGCCCATCGGCGGCCGCGAACACCGCCGCCGTTTCGGTTGCCGGGTGCCGGAGCTGCTGGGCCGCTTGAACAGCGATGACGTGCTGATCCTCGCGCAGAGCCGCGCGATTGCCGCGTTTTACGAGCCGATCAATAACATCGGCGACTTTAAACCCACGCGCTGCGTTGCCAGCCGCCACGCCACTGGCCTACGCCTGGCGTTCGACGGCACCTGGCAGCGGCAGCGCGTGCAATTCGAGGTGGGCGTCTAATGCTGATACCCGGACAAAACCGCCTCGCCGACCCGGCGATCGTCGAGGTGCCGCCGTTCGAGCAGATGCTCGCGACGTTCAAAGCGGTAACGATTGCCCACGTGGCGGAAAGCGACCCGGCACTTTCGGAAAGGATCCGGGCGACTTTGGAAAGCGAGTCGGAGGTTTTCACCAAGTTGGTCGAGGTGGCCACGGTGATGCTGCAGACCGAGCGCCGCCACCGCAATGAGCAGATCAAGCAAATGCTGGCGTGGTGGGCCGAGGGCAGCAACCTGGATGCCAAGGTGGCCGACCTGGGCCTGCAGCGACAGACGATCACCGAAGGCGACCCATCGGCGTTTCCCCCGGTACCGGCGGTGAAGGAAGACGACGAAAGCCTGCGGCTGCGCTACTTCCTCGCGCCGTACAGTTTCAGCGTTGCCGGGCCACGCCTGGCGTATCAGTTCCACGCGATGACGCTGAGCGCCCGGCCACAAATCAGCGTGGCCACGCCAGAAGAGGGGGTGGTCACGGTCACGTACCGGCTACCCAGCGGCACGCTGGCTGGCAAAGTGAAAGATGCGGTGGGTAAACGCACCGCGCCCGGCAAAGTGCGGGTCGCGTTACTCTCCCGCGAGGGTAACGGCACGCCAAGCGCTGAGCTGCTCGATGAGGCGCGCGCGCACTTCGCCCGCAATGACGTTGCCCCGGCCACGGATGAAGTAACCGTAACCGCTGCGGATATCGTCAACTGGCAGTGCCGCGCGGTGATCTACATCAACCGTGGGCCGGATCCCAGCGTGGTGCATCAGCAGGCGATTAAAAACGTGCAGCGCTACGCTGATGAGCAGCACCGCATCGAGGGCTTTATCGAGCGCAGTGCGCTGGGTACCGAGCTGCACAACGCCGGAGCCGTGCGCATCGAGCTAGCAATGCCAGCCGAGAGCCTCGCCGCTGCTGACTTCACCGCGCCGTACTGCACCGGCATCGAGATCGAGGTGCTCCAGTTATGAGCCAGTACTCGCTGCTGCCGGAGAACGCCAGCCGCCTGGAGCGCGCGTTCGAGCGTGCGTTTGCCGGGATGCTGGAGGGCATTGAAGCGCCGTTCCCGGAGCTGCTCGATCCGCAGCGCACACCGCCCGCCATGCTGCCGTATTTGGCACAGGATCGCGGCGTTGCTGAGTGGGATGGGGACGCCTCGACCGAGCTTTTGCGCCGCACCGTGGCGAACGTGTGGCCGATCCGGCGCTTGGCGGGCACCCGCCACGCCCTGGTGCTGGCCGTGGATGAGCTGGACTACGACGCGGAGGTCGTCGCGTGGTACGACGCGAACGCCGAGTTCGCGGATCCGTACCACCTGGAGGTGATCGCCTGGAAGCGCGGCAATGCGCCGATTGATCAGGCCATTACTGAGCAAATGCTCCGAAACCTGAGCTATGCGAAGAGCGAGCGTGACGAACTAACGTTGACGCTGGCACTCGGTGCCGAAAGCGCCTTCGGGCTGAGCGGTGCGGCTGATCCCTCGGTAATGGCACGCGATGATTCGCCAGACGGCCGCATCCTTGCCAGCCTACGGTGACCGCCACGCTTTGCCCGGTGGCGGTTGCTGAGTCTGCCAGCACTACGTTTGATGCCAATCCGGCATCAAGAATTACTGCCAGCCCTACGGCGGCCGCCACGCTTAGTGTCGCGGGTGCTGCCGCGTGGCTGGTGTTCACCGATCATGAGGGCTAACGCATGAGCATCTTGCGATACACAAATGCTGGTCTGGCTGAGCTGATATCGGCAAAAAACGAAGGGTTAAAAGGCGCGATTACCCATGTCGCGGCGGGCACTGAAAAGTACACCCCCTCTCACTCACAAACACGCCTACGCAATGAGCGTGATCGAGTTCTGGTTGCCGACTATGAGGATATTGGTCCGACTCAAATTCGGCTAGCGGCGCGATTTGATAGCGACAAAGAGTACGAGGTTGGCGAAGTTGGTTTTTACCTAGCCAGCGGCACGCTGCTGGCTGTGTTTTCCGCACCGAATACCACGCTGACGTATAAGAGCCAGTACTCGCACTGGCTGCAGCGCTTCACGCTGGATTTGACGCCGCTGCCCAGCGAGAGCGTGACGGTCAACGTGGGCGTGCCCAACGTCAACCTGCTCATGGCCAGAGAGCTAGCCACGGTGGGCGCGGCCACGATTAGCAACATGGCACGCCAGACCGACCTGCTGTTTCGCGTGATGGAGCTGGAAAAACAGCGCTAGGAGAGACGATGGCCACTGCACCCACGCTTGCCCTGATCGAGGGCACCACGCTGGCGTTTTCTACCGAGTGGGCAACGGACGACGAGGCGCGCACGCCGATTGATATGACCGGCTGCACGGCGCGCTTTGTGATTGTGCCGGAGGATTCCCGCCGCGCCCTGGTGGAATGCACCACGCAAAACGGCGGCATCGAGATCGACGTGGCCACCGGCACGATCAGCATCCGCGTCGCGCCTGAGCAGACCGCCGAGCAGATCTCGGACGCCTGGAAAAACGCCCGCTATGAGCTGCGCATCACGTTCCCCAGTGGCGACGTTTACAGCCTGCTGCGGGGCAAGGCCACGCTAACGCCTGGTGTTGCCAATGAGTAGCCAGCGAGTGGTGGTCACGGTGCCGGTTGAGCGGATCGTCACCGTGCGCCTGGGCGATACGGTGGTGGAGGTTCGACAGCCAGCCGCGCCCCGCCTGCAGGTGCTGACGTTTGGTTACCAGGGCCGGTGGGCACGGTTGCAGAAAACGTGCTCGCCCGCGCTGCGGCAGCAGAAACGACGGCTAATGAAGCGATGGCCCTCGCCGAAGACACCGCCACCGACCTGGCGTCGCTGACCGCCCAACTGCGGGACGCCTTCACCTACCACACGGGCGTGATCTCGGCCCAGGAGTAACCGATGGCACTGACCAACCCCATCACCGCGTTGATCGACGCGGTGAACAACTTCATGGGGGTCGTCGACGGCAAGCTGCGCAACAAGGCCAACAGCGCTGACGTCTACCCGCGCAGCTACCTCGACAACTCCCTTAACACGCTGGGCGCCAATGCGGCGACCGCCTCCAAGCTGCAGACCGCCCGGGCCGTCACCCTGAGCGGCGACGCCGAGGCCTCCGGCACGTTCGACGGCAGCGCCGCGCTGGCGTTGCTGGTGTCGATCCCGGCACTGGCCGACAAGGCGGACAAGACGGCAACACTGACGCCAGCCGAGATCGATGCGCGCATCGAGGCGATCATCGGCACGGCACCGGAAGCCCTCGACACCCTGGTCGAGATCGCCGAGGCCCTGGGTAACGACCCCGACTTCGCCGCGACGATGACCACCGAGCTTGGCAAGAAGGCCAACAAGCTCGACGTCTACGACAAGACCACTGCCGACGGCCGCTTCCTGGCGATCGGCGCCCAGGCCGCCGATGCCGCGAAGCTCGGCGGGCAACTCCCCAGCCACTACGCCACCGCGCAGAGCGTCACCGACCTCGAAGCCGAGGTGGCCAGTGGATTCAACCAACTCGCGCAGGCGTTCAATGACGGCGCTGCGCTGATCAATGGCACTACCGGAGCATAACGCCCATGAGTCTCGAGCAGACGATTGCAGATCTCGTAGCCGCGTCGAACAACCTGACCGGCATTATTAATGGCAAGGTCGAAGAGATAGACCAGAAGGTGGATCAGGCAACTAGCTCTGTTCCACAGAAAGTTTCCAGCATGTCGTTTCAAACGTTTTTTATCGACGCTGTGAGCGGTGATGATAGTAACGATGGGACGTCAGTGTCACCCTTCAAGACGACAGCTCCTGTGGCAGACAAAATAATCCCCAGCTTTTCAACCAGGATAAACTTTAGAGGCGGGCAAACTCATAACCTTGTGGGCATGGGTTATAGCACCGTCGGGTATGTTGAAATCATGGGATGGGATCACGAAGCTTTGGGAAGGCCAACTCTAAAGCTGACAAGTCTTTCCCATCACGCTGAAACAGGGAGGATACAATCTACTTTCTGAATCCTTCTGGCTGCAGCGTCTATTTCAACAAAGTCATTGTCGATCTGGATTGTGGAGAGTTAACACCAACTGGTCTCTCTGGGTTCTTTCGCAGGTCGGCTGGGGGCGTAGACATACTGGCTTCCGCTTGTGACTTCATTCTTGGGGACATTCCTCTTGCCCATGGGTATGCCGGGTGGTGTCGAGCCGACTTCAATATCAGGGAAGGGGTTGTGGACGCCACCAACGCATCGGCTAATAGCAAGATGCTGTTGGTAACGTCAGGGGAAGATTCAACGTCAAGGGTGGAGCTAAGGCAAATGACGTTTACCAACACGACTGCCGCAGCGCAGTTCTCAGCCAAAACAGACGGCAGCAACATTTTCTCGAATGTTGACATTAACGCTTATTGATATAGGGGCAATAAATGATTATTAGCGCTATCAAGGTCGCGGGGTCTATTCACTACGGAGTTGACACCAGCGATTCGTCTCTTCCGTTCGAAACGCTCCTATCTGGAGCGTCAATTCAGCTCGGCCGTGACATCGATACTGCAGCTGGAAAGGCCCGCGAAGCGTTCGTCTCCCCCGGCGATCTGGTCGAGCAGGAGTACCACCTGGCAAAGCAAGAGGCCCAGGCCTGGCTCGATGGCGGCAAGGACGAAACCGCCATCCCCTCCAGCGTCAGCGACCACATGGCCATGTTCGGCGTAGGCGCCGAGGCGGCGGCCACCGAGATCGTCGCGACCGCCGAGCAGTGGGAGCAGGCCCTGGCCACGATCCGTAGTGCCCGCCTGGGGCGGCAAGGCGGCGGTGCG